TCAATTCCATACTTTAGCCCTCCACTGCTCCCTGCCCCAAACATACTGTCTTTGAAATGCAGGCATAACAAACTTGCCGTTTTTGATGCTTTGCAATGTCTCGTATATAGTTCTACTGTTATCTATTAATCTACTCATTCTCGCACACCTCAATCAAATGTTCTTTAATTTCTATGTTATTGATTTCATCAAAGTCATAATTAAAAATTGATGCTATAATAATCTGGTGATCTACAAAATCTCTTTTTATAATTTCCATCATGAGTTTAACATTGGCTTGGTCTACTTCTTTTCCGCTCGGTGAATCAAGGATAATCGGTAATTTGATTTTAAGAGCATCTTCAATTGCAATTATGTATGCTAGCCTGAACGCAAAAGCAGTTTTGTGTAGAACTGCACCTGAAAGTTCTTTAAGATTAGATGTGAAAAGGTATGTTTTGGGTATTGAACCCTTATCACCTAAACCAAGTTCAATCGCATATTTAACTATGTTTTGAGAGATAGCTGAAACAACACTATTGTTACTTTTCGTCATAGTACTAATATCATTTCTAATAGATTTAAGTTCCTTCTCTAAGCGATTTATTTCATTCTTAATAGCAATAGGATTCATTGGCATTTTTGCAATTCTTTTGTCAAACACTTCCAACAGACTAGCAGATTTATAAAAAGCCACCTGCTCATATTCACTATCCTTTTCTTTTTCAAGGCGCTCAAGTTGAGCAGTAACTGTAGCAAATTCAGCAGACACCATTTTTCTTTTTGCAATTAATAAATCTATTGCATCATTTAGTCCAACAATATTATTTTCAGTTACTGGGAAAATTGATCCGTCAGATGACTGAACAAGTAATTTCATATCAGCAACAAACTGTTTAAAGCGTTTATTATTAGCCAAGGTGCTGTCAATTCTACGTAGTTCAGCCCTTAACCTTTTTTGATGCAAAAGGAATTGATTAATAGAAATATCTGATTCTTCTTCATAACTATCCGTGACAAGCTCCCCTGCCTCCAACGTTTCCCTATACTGTGCAATACTAAACATCTGACGATATTTTGTTAGTTCCCTTGACAAACGTGCTTCCTTTTGAATCAATTCTGAACAATCACGCCCAGAAAGTCCACGAATTAATTCTTCAATATTAAAGTGAATACTTCCAATTACAACACCACGATTAAGCAGCGTCCAACCTTTTTCTTGGTCAACATAAAAAGTCCCAAGCAGATTTCTTAGAATATCAACATTTTCTGTTCCAAAAATAATTTTATGAAGTTCATTTTGCTGTTCCGGTAGCACAAAGGTTTGCTTTTCAGAATCTATAGTTACTTCAACTGCAATATCACTGCAACGTAGCAAAGATATTACTCCACTTTTTTCACATTCAATCACTAACTCTACTTCACAGTTATTGAACTTAATTTTCTTTGTATTCGGAATGTTATAACCAAGAGCATATAACATAAAACGCAGAAGGGTAGTTTTTCCACGACTGTTTTTTATACTGTGAATTAAATTGACACCCTCTGCAAATAAAATTTTACGTTCAATAAATCCCTCTTTGAGTCGAATAGATTCAAAAATCACAATTTCACCACCTTTTTGATTTTATCAATTGTAATTCGGTTTCGTACAATGTTATAAAGAATAATCTGGATTAATCCCTTCTTAGTTTCTTCATCAATAGTATCAAGTTCAAATTCTGAAAGGTAGTCCTTCCATTTGTTCATCGCAAAATCCATACATTTTTCTACGGGTTTCTTAGTGGTTTGGTATCCGTTATAGTCACAGAGAACTTTAATAAAAAACTCACAGCGTTCGCAACAAGATTCTATCGTATCTTTATATCGATGAGCTATTTCATCGTAAGCACTACAATCAAATATCTCTATAAAAGAGTCATCACAGCGTTCAACATCAGTAGCAATAACTATTATCGGCCAAACTAAATCTTTTTTCTTCAGCTGAATAGATGCATTCTTCTTTGTGCTATTTTTGAAAACTTCTTCGTGCCAAATATTTAGAAGTTTCTTTCCCAATCCAGGAATGCTTAAATTTAAATCGCCAATGAAATCATCTACTAATTGTCTAACAATTTTATATCGCTCAAAGTCATTATCAGTTTCAAACGGCAACACTTGAATCATGAATTTATCTAAATCCAGCGGCTGACTCATTCCATTTAAATACCCCCCTATCAACTCCTGTGAAGATTCAGGCAATGACGAAAAATCACGGTGTGCAGCTCCTAAAAATACGTTCTTAGAAACATCTTCATTTAAAGGATTAGGTGAATTAGTAATTAATATAAGCTGTTGGGCATTAACCTTTTGGCTACCTTCCGATAAGGAGATAAGCGATTTTTGAAGGTTTTTTCGAACGTTTCTGAAATCTGAACTACTTTGTTCAACTGCTTTTGCCTGTGCTAAAATATATTGTCCGTTTTCCAATTCCAGTTCTATATCCTCAAAGTTACCCTCCAGACGCAGTGATTTTAAATCCTCAATGTTTTCAAGCATAAGTACAATTGCTGCATTTACCTGAAAATCAAAACCAAAAATGACAGCGTTTGCTCGCCTACTTTTGGGCATAAATTTCTCCCTCCTTTCTCTAGCATACAACACACACCTTTTAAATTTTATATCAACACTTCCGTTTATTCCCTCTTAATCTGGATTTTCTATCCATTTTTGAGCACAAAAGCCTGTTCATAGGTAACACCCACTGCATCTGCAATCTCTATCATTTCTATAAAGGACACCGTGCCAGTTCTGAAATACTAATATTTAATTTTTCACATAGTTCTCTTATCATATCAGACGTTTTCATTCTTATTCCTCCATGCCATTTTATTTTAAACCATTTGGTTTCTAAACACAATCCTTCTATTTTTACCATTACATAGAAATTTCCTGCCAGATTACAATCTAGCAGGAAACTCTTAATATTTTCTCTCTATCTTTCCACATCCACTAATGTTTCAGATTTGAATTTCACCACAAATCTGTCATCATAAACCGTTACCTTTTCAACCATTCGTCTCACAAAGGATTCATCGTATTCTTCTATCTGCTCCGTCTGTTCTGCAAGAAACTCCTGCATCTCGGCAATTCGCTGTTTCAAACCTTCTCTTTCCGCATTCTCTGCCATAGCATTCTGCTTTAGTTCTCGCAAACGATCTATCTCATCAGCAAGGTCATTATAATCCTTTTTAGCATTTGCTCGTTTCAACAGTTCCTTTTGCAATTCTTCCAGTTTGGCATTGATGTTTTCCATAGAATTTTCATCCTCCAAAGCAAGTATCGATGCAATATTCTGCTCTAAAGCTACAAGCATATCCTCCTTACCACCAAGTGCCATATTAATGGCTTTTACTACAGCCTCTTGAAGTTCCGTTTCTTGAACTGTAGGGGTATCACAGCGTTCTGGACCATGTTCCACTCGGGTGACACATCGCCACACAAAGGAACGTTTGCCTCTGTTATTCCAAGCAATTCTGCGATATATATCACCACACTTTGGACAATAGACAATGCTTGAAAGAGCATACTTGCTGCTATAAACTCTTTTCTTTCGGTCAGCACCACTATGGAGATTAACTCTTCTTAGCATTTCCTCCTGCACCTGCATATAAAGGTCACGGGGAATAATGGCTTCATGGTTATTTTCTACATAATACTGTGGAACAATGCCGTTATTTTTAACTCGCTTTTTCGTAAGCACATCCACCGTATATGTTTTCTGCAAAAGGGCATCACCGATATATTTCTCATTTTTTAGGATTTTCTTTATAGTTTCTGGTCTCCATTTTGCTTTACCGGCTGCAGTTAGGATACCATCTGATTCCAAACTTTCTCCGATTTGTTTTAGGCTTGCTCCTTGCAGATACTGCAAATAAATGCGTTTTACAATCTCTGCCTCAGTAGGTTCAATAATCAGATGGCCTTCATCATCTTTGGTATATCCCATAAAACGATTGTGGTTCACCTGTACCTCACCGTTTTGGTAACGGAACTGCAATCCAAGCTTTACATTCTTGCTTAAGGATTCCGATTCTTGCTGTGCAAGGCTCGCCATAATTGTAAGTAAAATTTCTCCCTTAGAATCTAAGCTATTGATATTTTCTTTTTCAAAGTATACGGGAATGTTCTTTTCCTTTAGCTGTCTAATATATTTTAGGCAATCAAGGGTATTCCTAGCAAATCGGCTTATGGACTTTGTAATAATCATGTCTATGTTACCAGCCATACACTCCTCAATCATACGATTAAATTCTTCACGCTTTTTAGTGTTAGTGCCTGAAATACCATCATCAGCAAATATCTCAGCAAACTCCCATTCTTCATTTTTTCGTATGAAATTGGTGTAATGCTCTATCTGTGCCTCGTAACTTGTAGCTTGCTCATCGCTGTCGGTACTGACACGGCAGTACGCTGCGACTTTGAGTTTTGGCTTGTCTTCCATTTTTACAGTATTTCCTATATGTCTTCGAGCTGGGATAAGTGTTACGCTTTTATTCATCTTCTGTCACCCCACTTTCTATTAATCCATATGCATATTTAGCCTGTTCAAATGGATCTGCATATTTTAACTGTACCTTTGGCATGATAAAATGCACCATTGGCTTTGGTTCTTCACGCTTTTCAATCTCTCTAATTCTTCCAAGAGAACTCGCCCTTACAATTCTCATTTCTTCAGCTTTATCAAATGTTTCTTTATCAATTATGGCAGGATAGAAGTCATCCCCAAGGTAATACCTCTTTCTAAGCATCATTCCAGCACTACTATGAGATAACTTTAATCCTGCATTTTCAGCAGCTACCTTAAGTGCCAAGCCGGAAATATATCCTTTGTAGAACTCTCTGATATTTTCAGCCTCTTCTTTATCAACCACTGCTTTTCCGTCTATGATTTTGTATCCATAAGGTATGTGTGCCATTATTATGCCATCCTTTCCTTAAGTTCTAATCCACATTTTAATAGGAATATAATTTCCTCTCTTGAAGCCACTGTAATTTTATCCACGTGGGCAAGGAATACTTCATCTTCATACTCCTTCATCATTTCACTTCCAGAAACATATTTTATAAGCTTTTTCAAAGCATCAAACCTTGTTCTATCACCGCTTACAGAATGCATCAGCCTGTCTTTTTCTGCCTGTAGCATTTTTTCTTCCTGAATCAAAGTGTTGTTTTCACCGTTAAATAGTGCAGGTTCTAAAATGCCACTTGTCATTAGGCTTGTAAGTACCTGCCTTTGTTCCATGTTCTTTTCTAGCTTGCTTTCGTACTCTTGAATTTGCAGTAATCGGTCTTTATCATCCAACCCCTGTAAGTTACGTAACAAAGGCTTTAATACAATTTGATGTGCAAAAATCAGCTTATTTATCATGGTAAGAAATGCCATCTTTATACTATCGTCTGTAATATATTTCATGGAGCAGGCATCCTTATCTTCAATGTGATGGGTGCAACACCAAGCCACATACTTTCCACTTGGTTTATTATGAATTCTTCGTTTAAAAGCACTACCACACTCTCCACATCTGATTTTACCTGAAAACCCATAACGGTTTTGATAACGCTGGGTATCCTCACCATTGCCTTTTTCCTTACCACGCTGGCTCATAACTTCATTGGCTTTTTTAAAAACTTCGTGGCTTGCGATTGCCACATGATGGGCTGTACATAAATATTGGTCTTGTTCTCCATAATTTGTATGGCGGTTAAAACTGCTATCTGTGTATGATTTCTGAAAAATAACATCTCCTGTATATTTCTCATTTCGGATAATCGCATTAACAGTTCCAGCAGTCCATTTACTGCCTTTTTTACTTTTAACCCCAAGTTCATTTAGTTCTTTTGCAATAATATGGGTACTCTTTCCTGCAAGAGTATCTGTAAATATCTGTTTTACCACTTCTGCCTGCTCTGGCACAATTACCATTTCTCCATTAATGTTTGCATATCCATACGGTGGATAAGAAATAATGTATGTACCATTTTGAAAACGTTTCTTAATACTCCATTTCTCATTTTCTGAAATGGACACCGATTCACTTTCTGCAAGACTGCTTAAAATAGAAAGCATCAATTCACTCTCCATAGAGCCAGTATTGAGATTTTCCTTTTCAAAATTGATGTATACATTTAAACCAAGCAGTTTTCTTACTAACTCCAAACAGTCCGTTGTATTCCTGCAAAATCGGCTGATAGACTTTGTAATCACCAAATCAATCAAACCTTTTTCACAGTCTACAATAAGTGATAGTAATCCATCTCTGACTTCTTTCTTTGTACCTGTGACACCTTCATCATAATAAAGACCCGCATACTCCCATTCATCATTGGCTTTGATGTAATTCTCGTAATGTGCCTTTTGTGCATCAAGGCTTATAAGTTGTTCATCACTTGCTGTAGATACTCTGCAATAGGCAGCAACACGGATTTTCTTCTTGACTGATAACATTTTATTTTCTTCGATTTTTATTATCCTTTTCATCAACTCACCTCGCTTTCTGTTAGGTCACATATTACCTCTGAACCCTAGATAAATCAAGGAATTCATGGCATTATTTCTGCCAGATATGGCGAGAAAGTTTGACGGTTTAATCCTGTGATTTTGTTAAACTCCTCTACACTTATTAACCCCTTTTCAAAAATAGATTTCAGTATCTTCTGAGCAAGAATATAATCATATTCCCGCTGTAATTCTTCCTGCGTATATGCCTTTTTTGCCGATATAGGCATCTGCTGTTCGTCTGTGATTTTTGTAACCTGCATAGATTTTCCTCCCATTCTTTAAATTAATCTCTCTAACTTCCTAAGGACAAAAATCTTAAATTTGGACGGATGTTTTATAAAAAATAAAAAAGCCTGCAAGAATCTCCAAAGAGAATCCTACAGGCTATCGTCCAATTAATATTTAGTTAAACCTTTTTGGTGTATTCTATGATGAACAGCTACTTATTAAAGATCATAATTGTTGCATCAAAGCCAGCGTTCTTAAGCTTTTCAACTTGTCTTTCAGCATTTTCCCTAACAGAATAAGATCCAGCCATAACTCTATAAAGAGTTTGTACACCTGCTTCTTGCTTTTGTTTTGGAGTTTCAATATACTTTAAACCAACCTGCTCCAATATAGCTTTTGTTAGGGCTACAATAATTTCATTTCTTTTGGAATCAAATATATTATTATCTGTTGTATTATCAATAAATCCTACCTCAATTAAAAGCGCTGGTGCTTTTGTTTCTCTTAGTACATAGAAATTAGCTGTCTTTACTTTTCTATCTTCAAAACCTAAAGCCACCAGAGATGTTTGTATTCTTTGAGCTAATTCTTTAGCCTTTGATGATGGGTTTATGTAGGTGTAAGTTTCTACTCCTTTTGCTTTTTCAGGCTGAAAGGCATTTCTATGAAAGGATATAAAGTAATCGTAGTTATTTTTATGTTCAAAGGCACTTCTTTCCTTTAATAAAACTGTTGTATTAGAAGTTCTAGTTTCATCCACTATTACTTCATGCCTTCTCAATTCATTTGCAACTTCTTTTCCTATACTTAGTACATCATTGGATTCTTTTCTTCCATTGTAACAAGCCCCACTATCTTCTCCACCATGTCCATAATCAAAACATAATCTAATCATCAATATCTTCCTCCTCACTTAATTGTTCTAAAATGCTCTTTAATTTCTTTGGTATTGGCAAACCTATCTTAGCTGAATTTTCTAAAATACTAATTCCTTCATTAGAAATATAGAAAAAAATAACAGCAGTGCGAATTGCACTCCCGTTTTTGATCAAATGAATATCAATTATATTTGCTATACCAACAAAGGTGAAAATCAAAACCTTTTTAAATATACCTCTAAAACCAACTTCGCTTGATAGCTTTTTTTCTAGTAGAGCTACCATTAGGCCTGTAACATAGTCAATTACAACGAATGTAATTAATGCATACATAAAGCCATCAACCCCTCCTAAGAACCATCCTATATATCCTCCGACAAAACTAAATATATACTGCATTGTGTTATTTTTCACTTGTATTGCCTCCTCATTTTCTCTTTTCTAGTTTTTAATATTTACTCCTTACTTTAATAAATAAACCCGCTCAATTTAATGGGCAGGCATATCTAATGGATTAACATAATCACATATAAAATCATATTGAATCTTCATTGTATTAGTAGGTGTTTTTGTTATTGTTTCTGGTAAAAGTGTATGGGCTGACGCTGGGACAACATTATACTCATTTATTGAATCCGTTGAAGAATCTCTATACCCAAAGATAGTTTGCCTATCATTATCCCAAGTAAAACTCATTAAATAATAACTTGAAAGACCTGTATCTTGGTAAATTCCTAAGTCCTCATTAAGTTGAAAGCATCTTTTATCATTAATAATGGCATACAGCTTATTATTTGTAATAGAAGTTATATTAACTCGAGCTGTAGTACCCATATAAATTTCAACACTTCTAACAAAAGTCCCATCTTTATTATATTGAGCTATACAACTTCTATAATAGGTAGAATCTCCTGAAGTATTTATGCAACCATTGTATGCTATATATATATAATTAGATGTTACTGCAATATCATAATAATTAACTCCGTATACTAGAGTTCCTGGTATGGCTGAACTCTTGCTATAGCTGGTTACTATATTGAAACTTTTATCTAGTTTTTTAAAGGATCCATCACTTAAGAGAACCCAGAAATTAGTTCCATCATAGTCCATAGCGTATCCACTAAAGGATAAATTTAAATTTGATTTTCTCTCAGCTGTACTTTTATCAAAAATCATCATATCGGTATAACCAGATTTAAGGCAATACAATGCTGTCTCATCCGTACAAAGATTATATATGCTCAGATTCCCTTGTATTAATGCCTTTCTATAATATAACCTATTCACATTTGGTACTTGAGCTGAAGTATAATCATTACTTCCTGATGACCAATAAATACTTTGAAAAGTAGAATTAGCGCAATGAGTAGGAAAATCAAATACAAAATGCTTAATGCCTTTGCCATTTTCTATGGTATAGGTAGTTTCAGCAGCATTGATTGTTCCCATGAGCTCTGAACTGCCACTATATGGATACCATGCATCAGCATATCCTTCAACATGCCCCCAACTCCAATAATCATAAGGGTCTTCTGGAATATCTCCTGTGGTTAAAAACATTGTTCTAAATGGATATGTGTAGTAAATATCCTTCAATAAATACTCCTGTTTATTTTCTAGCATAGGGTAAAAATATGTATCCATATATGCAGAATTTGCAAAAATTGCAGATATTCTATTTTCACTTTTAGCTTCATATATTTGCTTACCATTTAAACTATCATAAATTTTCACAGTAGCTATGCCTTGCACTGGTGCAACTATCTTTTTCTTGGTTTTTTCAATTTTGTTTCCTGTTATTAAATTTTTGCTATACGCTATACTTTCCTTGAAAGCCACTTTTGCACCCCCTAAATAAGATTGTAGTTTAATCTAATCTCATTAATTTTTAACACATCACTGGTAGATGAAATCTCCATACAAAAGGCAAATCTTACTTTTTTACTTGTACCGCATAAAGTTTGCCACTCTGTTTCAGTAATACTGCTAATAGTATTAATGCTCATTCCACTTGTTTTTATTGTGTTTAAATCATTTTTATCAATATCTACCCATGCTCCATAAAAAGTTTTCCAAGTTACTCCACTATCATTACTTAAAATAAATCTAATTACTCCACTTCCAGTATTCTCTACTGTTATCAATGCATCATTAATTCCTTGAATATAATCATCATTAAATAAAATATCTTTCTTCATTTCAATTAAGCTTGCTTTTGGAACTGCGGTTTGAATAATCTTTTCTACAGCCATACTTTCATTATCGCTCCATATTTTAAGAATGGGATTATTAGAAACTAGGCCAGTTCTTTCTATATGAAAAGAAGCATCTCCATAACTTTGGAATGCTTGTGCTGTTATAGGTAGTTCTGAAATCTTAACATATTGAGAGCTACCTGTATCCCAATGTTTGATATCTGTTCCATCAACTATTAAATATTTTATATTTGCTTCAACATAAGAACCTTCTTGAATAGTATAATTCCTCCCACCATCTTCTGTAGGTATAAATGTATAAGATTTGTTGGCTAAAAAATCATAAGTTATTGTTCCTACATTTGGGTTTACAAAACTATCAGTTCCATCATTAGTTATTTTCTCTATAATTAATACCATAGAGCTATCTTTATATAAGATAAGTTCCCATAATATATCGTATGCCCCATAGGCACTGTAATAATGATCTCCTTCCCATCTAAGCCTAAAGACTTGTGAGCCATTTATGGTTTCGTTAGCATAATAAACTTTTTCTGCTCTGGTATCTCTTCTATTTACTTTTAATTGCTCAGATGATCCAGTAAATCCAACCCAGGAGTTACCACTAGTTTTCATAGTGCTTCTACAATTCACTCCATCATAAAAGAAGTCAAATCCTATATCAGGTACTGAGATGGTAGTATCATCTTTATTTGAAGCTAGTAGCGTCATTCCTATATTGCCTAAAGGCCCCATAATCTCTGAACTATACAAGGATTAAATCACCTCCACATTTTCTATTAATCTGAATTTACTTATATCTAAAAGGTTAACACTGAACATCACTCCCAAGTTGATGGTTTCATTTACAGCTGTTTCTTCATAGCTAGTCTTAAAAAACAAACTATCCTCAGCAAGAATAGTTGTATACTTATCTCTTATAAAATCATCATTAGTTTCTTCTTTAAAATAAATGATTTCTCCAAACTTTTTAATGAAGATATCATAATTTTGAACTGTATTATTGTATAAAAACTGCTGTGAATCATAAAAAAACTGTTCTGCAAAAGAAGCAGGTATAGGTTCGTAAAACTCAAACACTTCATTTCCCATTGCTATTTTATCTAAGTACAATCCATTAATATTTATTAAAGCTTGGTATTCTTTGCACTCTGCATGAGGTGGTTCTGAATTAATTCCACCTTGTAGATTTCTACCATCAATCATACATTGCAAGTTGAATTTAGGTATTGTAATACTTCCTGTATCTACTTGCAAAAACACACCAATATAGTGAGCACCAGACTTCACTTGAGGTATCCCTATTGGAATTCCTACTGTATTATCACCAACTTCTAATTTTTGTTTTGGTGTAAAAGAAATATCCTGAGTGTCTAATTGGATTTTTATAGTTAAAGTACATTCAGAAGTAGCAACACAATAAAGAGACATATTCATGGAAAGATTAGTTGAACTTACTACACTTAATCCTAGATAAATTGGTTGACCCATACTAGTTCCAATATTCAATTCTAAAGGATTGGCATAGTAATACATTGAAGTTAATGACTGAGCAACTTTATTTCCAAGTTCATCTACAGTAGTTTTTATTTCACTATTATCAAGATTATCTAAAATATTATTGTTTGATTGGCCCAAGGTTACTGTAGTATTTATACCTCTCAAGACATCCTTCTTGGTTTTTATAATAGGGACTGTAATATTAATATCAAAATCTTTGTGTCTTACAATAACTCTGTCTCCTACACTTACTTTTTCTAAATCTTTTAGCTTTTCATATTCCTTAGTTTTAGCGAGTTCGATAAAATCCACTTCGATATTAATCTTGTTAAGTCCTATGGTATTAGCTTTTTCTTCTGCAAGTGCTCTTAATGTAACTTCATCTTCTGCATCTGAGAAAACCACTTTTTTTATTATAGGGAAGGGTGGATATTTATCACTATCCCAATTAACCACATTAATATATTTCTCAGTTAATTTTATGCCATCAGCACCAACTGGGTATAATTTAGTTACAACTTCTGTTGTGTCTATATTGTATTCAATTCCTAAAATGTTTTTGCCTTGAGTAATTAACACTCCAGTGTTATTGCCCATTTGGCTAAGTATTTTAATATCAAAATTATCTCTCTTAAGTTCACCGCATTGCCATCTATTTAAAATGGAGAACATTGCTTCCACAGGATTTTTCTCAATGAAGTAAATAGTATTAGCAATTATAATATCGCTATCAACCGAATAAATACTTCCGAGATCAGAAGGCAAAGCTTTTTCCATAGCTGTTTTCACTGAAGCATTCGTTGCTCTTGAATCTTCTATAAAAAAATAGAGCAAATCATAGAATATATGCTTTGCCCATACTTTTATAGTTTTAATATTTTTACCTTGTTTTTGTACCTTATAAATTCTAAATAGTTGCCCATCAGCTTTTATGATATTCCATTCTTCAAGAAACTTTGCTTTTCTGCCCTTTATAGGATATTCAAGTTCTAATTCATAATCCCCATTTAATTCTTCCGTTATATACGCACTAATAGTTTCCGCTAAAACTCCAAGGCCATTGTTTTCAAAGTTTCCTTTGGTTGTTTTTCTGTCATATATGCATATCAATGTATCACCACCAATTTAGAATATATAAAATTTATATCCACACTTCATTAACCTGAACTTCTACTTTGTTAACATTTCCACTAAAACTAATCACATTATCTCCTATCTCTAGTATTGGAAAATCTCCTACCATATCAGCATTTTTTAAAACTTCATCTTTGTAACAATCTTTTAAAACTGAATCTATAGTCACATACTCTTCAACATTTTTTATTATAATTTCTTCATTATTAATGCTGATAGTTATATCTCCACTTCCAAATATTTTTATTATAGGTTCACTTTTAAAAGTTCCTTCATTATATATAATGCTTCCTATTTGAGTTATTGTTATAACTTCATCTTCAGTACTATATTTAAAAGGTCTACAATTAAATACTATTGGAAAACTACTAGTAAATTTAAAGACTTGTTTAAAATCTATTGAATTTACTACCTGCCCAATATATCTTTTATCTGGTTGAAAGCTAAATATCAAATCACTTTCTTCTGCATTAATTAACCAAGCTTTTATTTCATCTATTTTATCTAGCAAATTTTCTCTATCATTTATTGAACACTCAACTAGTATTGTTATATCTTCAAAGGTTCCTTCATCAAATTTTAAACTAGAATTTCTCTCTGGAATATCTACATAAGTTATTCTTCTTTTAGGTGAAGGAATGGAGGGCCTTTTAGATATTCTTATATTAAAATCATCATAGCTATTCTTACCGCCAAAAGTAAAATTTAATATTTTAACTACCTCCCTTTGCCATGGCTACTCTTTGTCTATAAAACTCAAGTTCATAAGCTAGTTGCTCAATATCTTTTTCTGTATTATTTATAAAGTTTTCTATATGAAGAGTAAGTCCACTTGATGAACTACCACCTTTTACTTTTTCAAGAGCTCTTGCTAAAATCTCATCCAATCTATCTATGGGAAGAACTGCTTCTGTTCCTGATTCTCCTACACCAATAACACTTGGCGCATTAAAAATACCACCACTTGCATACCAATCCACATTAAGACTTGGTACACTTGGAGGATCTAAGCTAAAGCTTCCTTTTAAGTTAAAGTGTGGAAGTTTAATCTTTGGAATATTAATCTCAGGTATTTTCAAATTAGCAAAAAAGTTATGAATAGAATCAACAGCAGACTTAACTGTGTCTTTTGCTGTATTGATTGGTGTCTCTATTGCTGTTTTAATTCCATTCCATACATTAGAAGTTACAGTTTTAATACCGTTCCAAACTCCTGATATAGAATCTTCTATAAATTTCATTTGAATTGAAATAACACTTTTAATTAAATCAAGACCAGCTTCAATTGCATTCTTTATTCCAGTCCATAAATCACTGGTAAGATTTTTTATACCATCCCAAACACCCTGCCAATCTCCTTTTATCAAAGCTGTAACAATCTGAATAACATCTTGGATAGCATTTAGTGTAGTCTTTACAATATCTGCAATAAATCCAAATGCTATAGTTATAACTGCTACAATATCATCCCCATACTTACTCCAAACCTCCATTGCAAAGGTTATAAAAGCTTGAAACATCACCTTCAAACTTTCTATAATTGTTCCAATAATAACTTTAACTTCATTCCAGGTTGCATTAACAACATTTCTAAAATCCTCATTATTTTTATAGAGAGTAACAAAGATTGCTATCAGCCCTACTATAGCTGCTATAATAATTGCTACTGGCCCAGTTAAAGCTGCAAAAGCTGTACCTAATGCTCCACTTGCGCCACCTGCTGCTCCAAGAGCTGTAGAAATTGAACCAAAAGTTGAGAAAAGTGTTCCCCCAGCAGATATTAATGTTCCAACTACTGATAATACTGGTCCAATGGCAGCTGCAACAAGTGCAAATTTTAAAATCATATCTTGCTGGACTGGGGAAAGTGCATTAAATTTCTCAATAATCCCTATTATAGCTTGTATTAGTTTTTCTATTGTTGGCATTGCATTATTTACAGCTTCAAAAAGCTTTTTACCTAACGGTTCTAATGCAACAGCCATCTTATTTTTTAATACTACAAATTGTTCTGCCGCATCAGCTGTGTCTGTATAAACCTGAGCAATTGTTTCTGGACTTGAGTTTAGACTATTAATAAGTTCATCAAGATTAAGTCTTCCCTCTCTGATTGCTGCCGCCATATCTGGACCTGCTTTTGCGCCAAACATTTCAAGTGCTAAAGTATTTGCTTCACCTGCTGTTCCTGCTTCTTTTATACGAGTAATCATTTCTTGAAGTGCTTTATTTGGTTCACTGATGCCTTCCTTAGCCATTTTTCCAAGAGCAATTCTAAGTGATCCTACTACAAGTTCAGTATTAACACCTTCTTTTTCAAACTTACCAAGCATAGCTGCAGAGGTCTGCCAATCAAATCCCATCTGTCTTAGTGGGCCACCAAATTGTGTCATAAGTTCTTGAAGCTTTCCAACACCTATACCTGTGCTCTGACTAACTTTAAAAGTATAATCTAATGCACCAGCATATTCATCAGCCCCAAGACCTGCATCTTGAAACATTCTAGTAGAAGCAGGGATTAGTGTATTGATATCTTCACCTGTTACCTTAGCAAGTCTTAACATTTGAGTTGATAATTCTTGAAGGGATTCTCCTGATAATCCTGTACGAGTATTTAAGTCTGCTATTACTTTACTAGCATCTCCCATGCTTGTATCAACTGTAGTATATACTGCTTTAAAATCCTGTTCTAACCCTTCAAGTGCTTCACCAGTTGCCCCAGTTCCTATTCTAATAGAGTCACTGGCTTCATCAAAATCACTGGCTAGCTTAAAAAGACCTGCGCCTGCTGCAACAATAGGTGCTGTTACAGTTTTATCTAACGTACTTCCTACACTAGAAAATCCCTCACCTACTTTTTTCATCCTACTTCCTATATCTTCAAAATTTTTTCCTAGTTTAGTAAAACCACTACTTTGAACTTCAATCTGTTTATTAATATCAGAAATTGCGCCTTCCATATTGTTCATTTCAGCTATAGCATAATTAAGCTTTATTTTTAGGTTTTCAGTAGCCTTGGCATCTTCGCCTTTTTTCTCTACACTTTCTTGATAACTCTTTGATAAAGCTGCAACCTTTTGTTTTTGTAACTCCATCTGCTGAGTTAAACTATCTGCTTTAAGTTTTAATCCGTCTGTTGATTTTCCAAAGTCACCAAGCTTTGAACTTGCTGCTGCAAATTCACTTTTAACAACTTTAAGACTTCTTTGGATTTTAGCAACTCCCTCTTGAAAGCCTTTATCGTCCAGTCCAATTCTTGCAACAACTGTATTCTCCCCAGTAGCCATTTCTTCACCTCCTCCCTAAAAAATAATGTTATCTATGGTATCAAGTTTTTCTTCATCTTCTATTCCATTAACCTTTTTATAAATATGAAAAAGTGCCTGAAGCTTTTTAGGTGTACTGTTCCAGAATTGTTCTTCTGTCATTTTAAGTAGATTTGTTCCCAAGAAAAAAAGCCACTGCCAGTCCCATGAATTTTGACTAGTGTGGCTTTCTATTCCCCCAATTGTTCTTCTGCTTCAGGCATTGCTGTATTCAAAGCTTCATTTATAGCTGTGCCCAATCTTTCAAGATCCTTTATGCCTAAAAGCTCTCCTACATCTTTTAATGTAGCCGTTTCATCTTCTACTTTTACTGCAGCATAGATTAAAGCTCTTATTGCTTTAATCTTCATTTTCTGCAAATCGTCAAAGGCTTTGTTTAAATCTTCATATACTTCTTCTAGTTCACAAAAGGTGTTCATATTAAGTTTTAATTCATATTCTTTTTCACCTAAAGCGAATTTGATACCCTTATTTTTAAGTTCTGATGCTTTCAACATTAATCCCCCTAAACTTTGCCTTAAATAAAAAAAGATCTACATAACGTAAATCTTCTTTCTACTTATAATTTATCTATTATTTCATTAATCCATAATTTTTGTTTTTTAATACCCCTTGGTAATGGATGATAGTAATAAAAATTTACTTTTCTCTTATCAGTGCTTTTGTTATAACCAACGCTATTGTTCAATTTATTACTACCCATTGCTAGCTTTATAAGATTTGTTAATTTAGTATTCACACCCCATGCTACTACTACATTATAAAATTTATATGTTGTAAAAATGCTATTCAATTCTTTTTTTCTTTTTTCCGAGAAAATACTGTGAATATAATCTTTATCAAAACCTTCTATGTTCTTTACTTTATCATAAAAAAGTTTACTTTTAGCTTCTCTTAAATCCGATAGATTAATAACCTTAACATATTTCCAATCTTTATGCTTCATAATTCTCATTAGTTGATACTGTGTTTTATCAGGAATTGTTTCTACTAATTCTATTTCTAGTAACTTTCCTAATTCTATTTCTTTTGTTCTTTTTATCTTCTGAATGTATTCATCTTTAGGTTTAGAACCTCCAGGATTCATCATTACAAAAACCGCATCAATGTTGTCTGTATCCGCAAGTTTATCTTTACAACTTCTTTTGCGTATTTCTAAAATACTTCTACATTTTTGAGGTTCCCCATTATTATATTTAACTTCATAAAATCTACCAAATGTTATAAACTCTTTATCTAATTGTTTCTCCTGTATAAATTCCAAAAATTCACCGCCTCCCCTTGTAAGTATATTATAACACTTATTTATTTAACAAAGGTGCTTAGAACTCCATTATTATATAATTTGCGGTTCATCAGGCACAGCAGTAAACCATGAACTTATTACAGTTCCATCTGCTCCCTCAATATCATCATCTGTAATAAATCTATAGTTTCCATCGTAATCTCTAGCGTAAAACTCGCCTTTTAATTTAGCACTTTGTACCTTTGGTTTTTCAGCCTCAGTATCATATTCATCTGATGCTAATTCAAATTTACCTTTTAGAAGCCATACATATCTGTACTTTACATTGTTTTTCTTTGACTTAAAGCCTAGCGCAATAGTTGGAGCTATATCATCTTTATTTTCAATTAATACTCCTTTTACTACCTTTGACCCTTGAAGCTTTGCTCTACTTTCAAGGGATAGTTGATTAAGTTCTATCTCCACTTCAATTACCTCAAAAGAACTGATAATATCTTCTACTGCATCATCAGAATAGATGTTTTCTGAATTTGACTTAGGTGACAACTTTGCATTTATAGCTCTTTCTAATTTTGTTGGAACCGCATAAGTTACTCCTGTTGCATCATCTTTTGTTAATATAGCAATATGAATATCTTTTAACCCTATTTGTCTAGCCATTTATAGGACCTCCTTTTCTTCTAAATAAAAAAATCTCAAACCTTTATGGTAGAGACCTGTATCTTCTTCATATAAATCTGTTTCATCTAACCTTTTAAATCCTACATTCTTAAGTAAGTCTTTAATAGACTTTACTAGAATTGTATAATCTTCTTTAGTCCAAACATCTACTTGAATGTAGTGACCTGTATAAGTTTCTTCATCTTCTTCAAAGTATTCTCCAGACTGAAAATATTCGTGGAAGGTTATATATATTTTTGCTTTTCCTGAATACTTTTGAAAGTGTACTGGAATATTAAGAGGCTTCAAAGTATCTCTAATCAATTTATTAATCAAATTCTTCAAGCCCCCTTTCTAATTCTTCTTTAATTATTTCATTAATTTCTTTCTTATTTTCAAGAACAGATTTTTCTGCCCAATGTTGTGCTGGGATTTTGCTTGTGCCAAATTCAGTGAACTTTGAATAGAAGAATTCAGAATTATCACCTTTGTTTGGACCAATTTTCACAAAATCCACACCATCTTCTTTTTCAATATCTGATACATTAATATTATCAGCCATGTGTTTTTTGCTTTCTTTAGATCTTGGAGCTTTTTTCTCCATAGAAGATTTTACTCTTTCACCAGCTCTTTCTAAGGCTTTCTTTTTTATAGCCTCGCCTTTATTACCTAGCTTATTTATTTTATCAATTAATTGATCCATGCCTTCAAGTTCAATATTAGCCATCTCCATCAACCTCCATAGCTTTTATTTCTATAAATCTATTTTCATATCTTATATTATCAATAGAAGTGATGTTATATTGTTTGCCCTGGAAATATATTCTCATTGTTTCATCAATGTCTGGAACAGCTCTTATTAAGAATTTTACAGTTCTTTCTCTTTGAACTGCTGCAGCTTGAAAATATTCTTTACCATAAAGATTCTTTACCGATGCCCAAACTGTTTTAAACTCTTCCCAACTTTCAATTTCAAAGCCATTATCATTAACGCTGGTTATAAATTTTTGAAATGTAATCCTATGTTTTAAATCTCCAATACTCATATTATCACCAGCTTTCTTGTCTATAGGAGAATAGAAGTCTTGTCATAACATCTAGTATTGATTTCATATCTACATTTTCTCGCTGTTCATACATATTTCCTACTGCATAAAGAATTGCTTGTTTCACCGTTTCTGGTAGTTCAATAAAATCAGCTAGTGTGAATCTTAAAATTCCTTCACACATTTCCTCAGCAGTTATAATAAAACTGGTGATGAGTGTATTTTCTTCATCACCATCTACTCTTAAATAAAGTTTTGTTTCTTCAAGTGAAATAAACATACACTCACCTCCAACTTCAAACTATATCTTTTGTTGTAAAACTTTTATAGCTTCAGGCAATATTAGCTTTCCATCTACTCTTTGAGTAGCCATAAATCCTACTTGACCGGTTGCTGCATAAAGTTCATTTAATCTTTTAAAGGCTCTACCTTGTCTATCTGCTACCCAATAGTATCCGAAATCACCAAAAGCTATACTCTTTGCTCCTGAGCCGATAGTTGGCGCATAAGCAGAAGTTTTTACTGGTCTATTCAAAATAGTATCAGGAGTACCCGCAGTAATTGATGGTTGCCAAATATACTGACCATTGCCATCCTTAAGTTTTCTAATTGCTTTTACTGTAGCATCATTCATAGTAAATATTGCTTTCTTTCTATAAGGAGCTTTTAAAGAATAGAATAAATCCATAATCTCATCAAGGGTTATAGCTGTAGCACTTGCGGTAGTAACTCCAAGTTGTGCCCCACCAGTGGCATTGAAAATACCAGTAGGCTTTCCAGTTCCATCCCCAATAAAGAAAGCCTCTTCTTCCTTAGCACCAATACGTCTTGCAAATTCCTTTGCAATGTAGGCTTCAAGGTTAAAGACGCTATCATTTAAAAGTTCATCTGAAACTTTAATCATTGTAGCAAGTTTATAAGCACCAATAGAAACTAGACCAAATGCATCATCACTTTCAGTAATTGCTCCTTCTTCATCAACCCAAGATGCTGTTCCTTTTGTAGCTACAACTGGGATTTTTTTATCTCCACTTGATGTGGTAATTATTTTTGCAAGTTGTCTAAATATATTTTCTTCTTCAAGAGATTCAATTAATGTTCTTTCAAATTCATCTGGTGCAAGGAAACCACCTTCGCTATCAGTACCTATTTGCAAAGCATTCTGAACATCAAAACTATTCTTATTTCTCATAGCATTCCAGAAAGCTTTATTATATTCATTTGATGCCCTACCTGTTTTTTCTCCAGTAATATTTCCATTAGGATTATTTCTAATAGCATTAGAAGTTGCCTTTGATAACTCTAAATCCATTGCTGCTTGTCTCTCTAATCTGTCTATTTCTTTTCCTAGATTTACAACATCCGCTTCCATCTTTTCATATGTTTCAGTATCTTCTGGTGATAACATTCCATTATCTTTTCTCTTACTGTCTAGAAAAGCCTTTGTGCTGTCCCATAATTTTGCCCTTTTTTCCCTAAGTTCTAATATTTTACTCATATACATTCCTCCAAATTTAGTATTTAATAAGATCAAGTCTTTTAATTAACTGTTCATGCGGTGTACCCATTTCTGCCACAGGCTGTGTTTCTTTTTTCTTTGGTAATTTCTTTATTAGTGCATTTGTAACTGTAACTTTATCAAAGATAAAACCCTCTGCAGTATCTTCAATAGTATCCTCATACAAAACTCTATCTGCAAAGCCGAGTTCCACTGCTTTTTTAGCACTAAACCAAGTTTCAGCATCCATCATTTTTGATATCTTTGTTCTAGAAAGACCTGTCTTTTGCTCGTAGGCATTAACTATACTTTCTTTAACCTCAGATAGCATATCAATTCCACTTTGCAAATCAGATGCTTCTCCAAAAATAACTGTAGCTGGATTATGGATCATCATCATTGCAACTGGTGACATTAATATTTCATTTCCTGCCATAGCAATAACTGATGCCGCACTTGCTGCTATTCCATCAATTTTTACTGTTACATTTCCTTGATACTCTTTCAACATAGTATAAATCTGACTTGCACAAAATACATCTCCTCCTGGTGAATTAAGCCATACTGATATATCTCCTTCTGAAGCTGTAAGTTCAGCTTTAAATTGTTTAGGAGTAATATCATCATCAAACCAACTATCTTGTGCAATGTATCCATCAAAGTAAAGTGTTCTTCCTTCTTCATTCTTTACCCAGTTCCAAAACTTCTTACTCATTCTTGCCCTCCTATCTTTTAAACTGAATTTATATAAGCATACTCTTTATTTGTTAAATTAAATCTATCCCTAATCGCTCCCTGTGTTATATTTTTCAGTCCAAGCACCAGCATCAGCCATATCTACAAAGTTTCCATTCACAAGATACTTTGACCCTCCTAGTTCATCCGGAATTAAATTCATTTCTTCTAACTCCCTTATATCATTAGCTGACATTATACCGTTTTGCCTCATTATTTGGTAAAAGTTAGCTCTTGAAACTGCATCTCCGCGCAATCTCCCATTCAAGTTAAATTTCACAAAATAGATTTTTTTCTCGCTTTCTGTAAGTAATGATTTTTGCATTGATTGTTCAAGTCTTGAAACCCAAGGCATAATAGTATTATCTATAAAACTAATAGATTGGTGCTCTATATTACTGAATGTTGCTCTATCTAAACTAGCTACTAAATGAGGTGGAACTCTAAATATTCTACAAATCTCTTCAGTCTGGAATTTCCTCGTTTCTAAAAACTGTGCTTGCTCAGGAGGAATTCCTATACTCTGAAATTTCATACCTTCTTCTAAAACTGCAACTCTGTGTGCATTTGTGCTTCCTTGATACACACTGTTCCAGCTTTCTCTTACTCTTGCAGGATCTTTTACTACACCTGGATGTTCAAGTACTCCTCCTGGATTTGCTCCATTTGAGAAAAACTTAGCACCATATTCCTCCGTAGCTATTGCCATACCAACAGCATTTTTAGCCATAGCTATTGGCGAATACCCCATAAGCCCATCAAATCCAAGACCAGGAATATGCAGTACTTCATGTTTTTGTAGATACACCTCACCATAACCTTCTATATTAGGATTTTCATCTGAATATCTCGAATAAATATAATAAATTTCTCCATTACTTGCTCTATCAACTTTCATTTTATTAGGTAGTAAAGGGTATAAAGCTACAACTTTACCTCTTCCATCTCTAATTATCTGAGCATATGCATTTCCCCATAATAAAAGATGACCCATAAGTGTTTCTCTAAACACGAATGAAGTCATCTCTGGGTTTGGTTCATCTGCAAGAAGATGATATAGTGGATGTTCTTTAGCTTTTTCCTTGCCTGTTTCTGTGTATTTATAAGTATGAAGTGGCAATGAAGCTATTGTTTCAGCAAGTATTCTAACACAGGCGTAAACTGCTGTGGTTTGCATTGCGGTTATTTCATTTACTGTTTTTCCACTAGTTGTACTTCCAAAGAAAAAGCTGTATGTGCTTCCTAAAAAACTATTCTTAGGACCAGCTCTTGGCTCCCAAAGTCTTAATATTAATGGAATTTTCATTGTTTTACCTCCTAAAAATGGGTATGAAAAAAGCACCCTTATATCAAGAGTGCTTATATGAAGTTTCTTTTATCTTCTCCCAAATATTTTTTTTCCTATACCCCAGACCGCACCAGCCGCTACTCCAACTGCCACTATTGGAGCAGCTGCAACCGCTGCTGCTGTAACAGCTGCTCCTGCGGCTACCGCTGCTCCACCTACTGCTGCGCCTGTCGCAATTGCGGCACCACCCACTGCCGTACTAGCGATTGCAGTACCTGCTGCTGTTCCAGCTGCTATAGCCGCACCACCAACTGATGTACTAGCAACAGCACTACCAATAGCTGCACCTGTTGCTGCTACGGTACCACTTACTGCAGTACCTCCTGCAATAGCAGTTGTAACAGCAGCAGTCCCCATACCACCTATTGCCCCAACCGTTGTTGCCCCAGCAGCGATAGCTGCTCCCCCAACTGTAGTACTTCCAACAATTGTAGCCGCTGTACCAACTGCACCAGAAATTGTAGTACCTACAACGGTGTTCCCAATTGCTGTTGCCGCGACACCGGTTGCATATCCAACACTAGCAGAAATAGCTGTATCTACAGCAACGGTAGCTGCTGCTTCATTTAGATCTTTGTCGCCGCTAATTACATCAACTATATTTGTACCTACGCTGAACCCGCCACCAAACTGTGCACCTTTCTGTGCAGTTTTTAAGCCAACTTGATGCGCTTCTTTAGCAATATTAATAGCTGCTTGCGCTTTGGGCACAGCCACAGATTTTGATGAACCAGTTATTTTACTTTCAAGCTGCATTTGTCTAGCTAACCTTGCAGCATCATCGGCCGGAACATCAGATTCAACTACCTTTAATCCTGCTTCTTTCGCCTTATCAACTAATGCTTTATTACCTTTATCAACAATTAAAGTCTGTCCCTCATAGGCTGAAAAATCAATTGTCCCCGTTTTATAGCCAATTTTTGCTTGGGCGTAGGTTATCTCCCCACTTGGACCAATAATTTTAAAATCAGCTATCCCGTTGTTATTCATTACTAAAGTAGTTTGTCCATTAATAGTAGCATTCGTAGCGTGTAATTCTTCAAAAACATATCCTTTAAAACCTTTAGTTCCGCCCCTCATTGTATTAAGTTGACTAAGATTATTTGCCAAGTTATTATAGAGTTCAGCATTTTTAATACCATTAGCAATTGCCTCTTTAGATATTATTGCGCCAGTTGTTCCATATACAATAGATTCAATATTTATTATAGCATCCTCTGTATTCCAACCAGTAGTTTCTAAAAGTTTAATACATTCTACATCACTAAAACCTGTTATTTGAATAAGTTTGTCTAATTCCTCTTTTCCAATACTTAAGCCATCTACTAGTTTTCCAACATATTCACTCATATAAATTCCCCTTTATAACTTTCTCTTGTAATTTTGAATTAAATTTATAATATTATTAAAACATTATAAATTTAATATTTTCTAAATTATTATATCATAGAAACTTATGTAAGTATATCCACATTATTGATATTTGAAATTTATACATTATAGCACTAATATGCCTCTCTCATCATAAACACTTCCACCACTTCCTTGATTTCTAATTGATCTATCCAATGCCATTATCAAAGCCACTGCACCATCAATTTTCTCTGTGCTTTTTTCTTTATCGGGCTTAATATTTCCTGCTGGATCTTGCTTAATAAATATGTTATCCATCATCCACCTAAGTACTGGATTACCTCCATGTGCTATTTTCTTTTCAAGTGTTAGTTTCATTAATTCTTTTGAAGATGGTGACATATCTTTATATCCTTGACCAAAAGGAATAACTTTGAATCCCATACCATCAAGGTTTTGAACCATTTGAACAGCTCCCCACCTGTCAAATGCGATTTCTTTTATATTATATTTTGTTCCAAGCTCTTCTATAAAGGTTTCTATGAATCCATAGTGGACCACATTACCTTCTGTAGTTTTTATAAAACCTTGTTTTTCCCAAACATCATAAGGTACATGGTCTCTTCTTACTCTTAATTTTAAGTTATCATCTGGAATCCAAAAGTAAGGTAATACTATATATTTTTCATCTGATGTTCTTGGAGGAAATACTAAAACAAAAGCCGTAATATCTGTGGTACTTGAAAGGTCAAGTCCTCCATAACATTCTCTGCCTTTTAGTAAATCTATATCTATATTAAAATCGCACTCATCCCATACATGCATTGGCATCCATCTTACTGATTGTTTTACCCAGATACACAATCTTAATTGTTTAAAAAGGTTCTCATCTGCTGGATTTTGTCTTGCATTTTCACAGGCTATTTGCAGCTTTTCCTCAGCAACCGTTATTCCAATACTTGGATTAGCTTTTGCCCAAACGCTTGGCAGTGTCCAATCATCATTTTCATCTGCTGCATAAATAGTAGGATAAAAAGATTTATCTATTTTCTTTCCTTCTAAAATATCAACTGCTTTTTGGTGTATTTCGTAACCTATACTATGCATATCATTACCAGCTGTAGTTATAAGAAAATTAAGAGGCTGTCTTCTTGCATCTGCTGCACCATGTAGCATTACATTAAACATTTCTCTGTTGGCAACATGTGTTTCATCAAATAATACTGCATGAGGATTAATTCCATGTTTGGAATAAGCTTCACTGGATAAAACTTGATAAAAAGAATTCATTGCAGGGTACACAATTCTTTTTTGCGAAGCCACAACTTTTAACCTTTTTTTTAATGCTGGACATAAAGAAATCATATCTACAGCCACTTGATAAATTAAACTGGCCTGAGCTCTGTCTGCTGCACAACTATATATTTCTGCTCCTCTTTCTCCATCTGCCGTTAACATATATAATGCAAGGGCGGCTCCTATTTCAGTTTTGCCCTGTTTTTTAGCAATTTCCACATAGGCTGTTGTGAATTGCCTATATCCATCATCCTTGATAACACCAAAAATATTTTTAATAATTTCTAGTTGCCAATCAAGTAAAATAAAAGGCTTGTTAAACCATTCACCTTTAGTGTGTTTCAAATTTTGTATGAAATCAATAGCATGTTGTGATCTTTTATTATCGTAATGTGATGTTGGAAGCATATACGCTGTAGGTTTAAATATAGTATCTTCTACCATCATCTTTGTCCCCTTAACATCATTTCCATAGGATCTAAACTATCATTTGAACCTTTATCTGCAACAATTCTACTTCTTGAAGATGGTGTTAAACCAAATTGCTCACAAAATTTAATCATGATTTTAAGATAAGTTTGGGCAATAGAAACCTGTGGCACTTGCTGCCAATAACCACTTGGTGTTTTTACAATTGTTCCATGTTTTGATATAAATTCTTCTGCTTCTTTCCACCTCGCATAAGCTTCACAATATCCTGCAAAAGCGGCCATATCAACTTCTGTTAATATACCTAGCTCTACTAGTTGTTTTGATACTCTTCGCCATTCTTTTTTAGCTTCTGAATCAAGCCATGCAGGACATCTTGGTGGTTTTTTATCAGGCTTAGGTTCAAATTCATTAAGTTGCCTTTTACCTGGATTACCCTCGAGTACTTTTATTGCAGTTGGTTTTGGTTTTCTTCCTCTTTGTGCCATAGGTTTCACCTCCAATCTTTAAAATTTATCGTAAGAAAAGAGCCTAGAATTTCTAGACCCTTAACATAATTTTCTTATTTATTAATATCCACTATTCAAGTTCAGCCAAACACTCTGAATATGCAATCTCTAGTGGTTTCAAATTAATATCATTATCAGAATAGCCTCTAGCAATTACATTAAAATAATATTCTGTTGGAGCTGCTGGCATATTCGTATATTCACTTGTCATAACGTAAACCATTGTTTTTTTAGGTTTACCTTTAACCATAACTTCAACTTGCTTTTTAATATATAGACTTGGAAACCCTTCATACAAATCAAGTGCTGTTTCACAATCCCCAGTTATCTCCCATAAAACAATAGGTACTGATTTATCCTTGTAGGGTTCAACATTTGCAACTCCCTTATATCTTCCTCTAAAAGTGAGCTTATACTTTTCAAGCGTTCCATTTCCTATTAATTTAGCTTTAGGACAACGGTGCCTCATTTGTTCCAAATTCATATTTGAACCATAGGCCCCGTATAGCTTTGTTTTCTCTGCCATAGTAGTAATTCTCCTTTAACAATTTAGTTTTCCACAAAGGGCATTGTACCCTTTGCGATTATCTGTTTATATTAAGCGGCTCTGGGTGTCCTCCAAGCTGAATTTCCATCAAGTGATTTCATAAGGTGCTGTCTGCAATTTTTGAACTCGTCACCAATAAGTCCAAGTCTAAGCAACCAACATCTAAAAGTGTATTTTTCATTATCAGTGTGGGTGCGTTTTGCACTAGCGCTTTTTTGTTTTAAGGCTTGGTGGCTTATTGCTAGGCAGAAAACAATGTAGCTTCTGATTTTTCCAGCGTGCAAGGTTCCGTTGAAAAGTCTAAATTCAATGGTTCCTTTGGTGAATGTGCTATGCAAATTAAGTCCATGATATCTGCTTGAGTGGTAATGGCGGCTTCTGTTTTCAACTCCATATCCGTTATACCAAATATCTGCAAGTTGAGATAAAGTTTTGGGTTTTTTCTTATTGATGGTTTCTATCAAATCTTCATTAACCTTTTTGCAATATCTAACTCTTGCTGGGTCAATCTCAAGGCTTTTGTAAATCAAATCTTCCTTTGCGGCCATTAGGTTAACCAAGTTCTTTAAAGTGTTTGGAGTATGGTCCTTTCCTCCTATGTGAATGTGGATGCCACATTGTAACTTGCTCTCGCTGATTGCGCCTTCATGTCTAAGCTGCCTAACAATTTCTTGTAATGTTTCAATGTCATCATCATATTTCAAAATTGGTGTTACCAATTCAACACTGTAACTTCTATTAGCTGGAATAAGTGTGCCCTTTTTCTTTTCCATTGTTTTAATGCTAGCGTCACTCATTATTTTCCAAATCCTTCTGTCTGGGGCCTTTATTTCGTAAGTATCGTAAGTATCAAATAATCTCTTAACCTCTCCGCCTAAAAGTTTTGAAGTAATCTCTGCAGCTTTTTCTCTTGTAATTCCTGTCATTTCAATTTCTACACCTATTGTTTGGTTTTTCATTGTTTTCTACTCCTTTCAAAGTGTGTTTATTACCTTTTGGTAGTGTACATATTACCTCTGAAAGGAGTGTATAGCCAGTTATATATGCAGGTTTCTATCAAATAAATACATGTTTCTAATGACAATTTTCCTCTTGTAAAGACATAAGAAAAACCACCTTTTGGGTGGCTTCTATTCTTCTATTGCTATGTACCTTGGATAAGTGTAGCCTTCTGGATTAACTAGAATGCTTTCTTTAGAAGTTCGGCTTTTTACTCTTATGCACCTTACTTTCCCATATTTATTTAATCCGCCATCTGTACTTTTTATCCAAGTTTGATCTTTTAATAAATCGTCTTTAAATTCTCTGAAAGTTGCTGGACTCATCTCAATTTCTCTTGTAACTTCGTAACCTGTTTCTTTTTCTCCATCATCTCTTGCTTCTTTTATTAACACTTTCATCTCTACTAAATCTATAGCCTTTCTTACAAATAATGCTTTCATATTTGGCCTCCTGTGTTTTTTTGTTATACCATATATCACTCTAAACACAGTTAATATCAAGTTAATTATTCAATAATAGCTACTTTTTTATATTCTATTTTCTTTCCATCCCTTATTAGAAATACAGCGGTATCAGCACCCACTTGTTCAATAAATCTTTTTACAATAACATCAGCATATTTTTCATCAAGTTCAATGGTATAACATATTCTATCTGTTTGTTCACAAGCAATAAGTGTAGAACCACTGCCACCAAAAGGGTCAAGAACTATAGAATTTGTTAAACTTGAATTTGTTATTGGATAAGCAACTAATGCTATTGGCTTCATTGTTGGATGGTACTTCGATTTTGTGGGCCTATCAAAATTCCAGGTAGTTCTCTGCTTTCTGTCAGCATAAAATTTATGCCCAGCAGTTGGCTTCCAACCTACTAGTACTGGTTCATGATTATATTGATAATCGCAGCGACCTAGAACCGGTGAATTCTTTACCCATATACAAGTTTGATGGCAGAAGAAACCAGCCTCTTTAAATGCCATCCTAAAATTAACTGTTTCTTTATCAGCGTGAAATACATATATAGAACCACCATCTGCAAGACTTTCATTCATGCCTTTATAAGCATTAAGTAAAAACTCATAGAATTTTTCATCCTCCATATTATCATTTTGAATTGTCCCCGCTGTACCTTCATAGGACACATTGTAAGGTGGATCTGTTACAACCAGATTTGCTTTTTTACCATCCATAAGTTCTACATAAGTATCAGCTTTTGTGCTATCATCACAAATTAATCTATGTCTACCTAGAAGCCAAATATCTCCTTGCTTTGTAATTGGCGTTTCAGGTAAAGGTTCATCAAAACCATCTTCTTGAACCCCTTTAGGATACATCTCATTAAAAAGGGCATCAATTTCTGGAGGTTCAAATCCTGTAAAGGAAGTATCATAATCTAAAGATTGTAAATCCTTAATTAAATCAGCAAGTAATTCTTTGTCCCATTCACCACTAATTTTATTAAGAGCAATATTCAATGCTTTTTCTTTTGTTTTATCAACATCTACAATAACACAGTCTATTGCTGTAATACCTAGTGTCTTTAAAACTGATATTCTCTGATGACCTCCTATTACAGTTAAATCCTTATTTACTATTACTGGGTCTACATAACCAAATTCATTAATACTATTTTTTATTTTTTCAAATTCACTATCTCCAGGCTTCAACTTTTTTCTCGGATTATAGTCAGCTGGTATTAATGAATCTATTTGTAACTTCTTAAATTCCATCTTCTTCCCTCCAGAATCTATATCTTATATAACAGTTGTGGCTACAATATTTACGTTTCTTATTTCCGTAAACACTAAACTCTTTTCCACACTGTGGGCAAGTATATTTATAAGTAGCCTCTTCCTTTTTGGTTCTTTCACCTTGATGTTCTTTCCACCATTTCCGCCTACATTCTTCGCAGCAAAATCTTCTGGTTCTCCCTTGGTATTTTTGTTTAATAGGTTTTTCACAGCAAGTGCATAATAAATTTTTATCTACTTTTTCTTTAACATTAAGAGCAACAACACATGAGTCACCATCTATTCCATTACGCTTACAAAATCCTCTAACACTATCTCTAGAAAGCCCTAATGTTGATGCAATACCCTTATACCCCATTCCTTGTATTCTTAATTCTCTTATTTTTTCTTTTTCATCAGCTGTCATGTGAGTTGCTCCTTTCAATAAACTTTTACGCAATAAAAAAGCAACCACAAACTGTTTTAGTTACTTGATTTGAGCTTCCTATTTTGCGATTTTTTAGTACCCCCCTTGCTTAATTCTGCGAAAATTCACGCGAAGGGGGGCGGCGGTCTGTTGCTTGTCCTCTAGCAGGGATTTGATACCCCCCTACCCAACCTAAAAATCCTCTTAATCAAAATTTGTATTCTATGTATCTATCCTCAGTCATTGTTTTATTATCATGACACTTCTTACAAAGTTGCTGCCAATTGCTCTCATCCCAGAACAAAACCTTATCACCTCTATGTGGTTCAATATGATCCACAACTGTTGCTTTAATTAGCTTACCTTCTGCTTTGCATCTAACACACAAAGGGTTTGCTTTTAAAAATCTATTTCTAGCTTTTCTCCACCTAGTATCGTAACCACGTCTAGTAGCATTTGCTCTGTCATTAACATGAATTTCTTTGTGTTCATCACAATAACTTCCATTAGTTAGTTTTGGACATCCTTGATGCTTACATGGTTTAAGCGGTTTCGTTGGCACTAGACTCACCATCCTTTATTTTTCCACTTAGCCTAAAATGAATATGAATAATTTTAATCATAGAGAAAGCCACCGCAGTTTTCTCTGCAATGGCTCTTTTACAAATCTCTCTACTATATACAAAACACATTTTTATACTCTAATTCAATCTAATTTACTCTACTCTTTTGAATGTGGCGTGAAAATCCCCGTTTTAAGTAGTGTTGTTTTCATTTTACGGCACTCAGTACAAGTGTAGTTATAGTCAGGAATATAGTTATAGGATTGAACTTCATACCCACAGAATTGACATCGTGGATAATATCTAGTTCGCTTACCGTTATTTTCAATCCTAATACCATCTTTTAAAGCTTCTTTATAGCTCATCCATCTATCCCTCCAATTATATACAAAACATATTTTTATACTCTAATTCAATCTACTTTACTCTACTTTTTGATATCAGGTACACATTTCAATGCTCTTTCATGTATTTTATAGACATTCTGAATACTATATCTCATATCTACTGCAATCTGCTCCCAAGTTTTAAAACAAAGATAACGAAGTTCTAAAAGTGTTTGATACTCTGGATTATTAAGCTCTTTTATGATGGCCACAATTTCACGTTTTAAATCCACAAGCTTGTCTATATCTTCATTAAGTTCTGTCTCCAAATCAACCATTTTTGCTATGATTCCCTCCATAGAATGCACATTACGAGTACCACTTGGTGGGGTATCACTTAGTGTAGAAGTTGCTTTCATTGCTAACTCACGAAGTGAAACAATCTGTTCCAGTTTACTGTTAATACGTTGATCTATGCGGTAAGCTTGATATAAATATTCTTTAGCACCCATCATATCATCCCTTCTAACTTTCCATCATAGTAAGTTTCAGAAATATGTCTTATAGTAACTCCATCAAATGTGCTAATTCTTTTTAAGGCTTTTTCTCTATCTTGCTGAAACTGTGTTCTAGTTTTACAAAAGCTACATTTTGAACCCACACATTTTTGAACATTTAAAACTGTGCACCTACCTTTTCTTATAGCAAAGCAATCCATCATGTTTACCCCCTTTTATAATCTGTTGTACATCAATTTATTCACCAATATATTGTCTTAAATATCTAACAGCAATAAATATAAAAATCAAATCCTTTGATGGAATTATTAAATTCTCCAGGTATTCTATCGTTTTTACTATCATTTCATAATCTTCAACTTCTGAAGCTTCAAGCATAAGTTCATCCTCCAATTCTAGCTTTAACTGCATTGATTAAATCTGATTGGACTTTTTCTTTTCTTCTTAAAGCTTTTATAATATCTTCATCAATAGTTCCCTTTGTAATAATATGATGAATGACTACTGTTTCATTTTGTCCTTGCCTCCACAGTCTTGCATTGGTTTGTTGATACAGTTCTAAACTCCAAGTAAGTCCAAACCAAATAAGAGTTGATCCTCCAGCTTGCAGATTAAGTCCATGTCCTGCTGATGCTGGGTGTATTAAAGCTACTTCTATTTCACCATTATTCCAATCTCTAATATCCTCAGAAGTTTTTATCTCACGAACCTTAAACCTCTTTTTAATTCTTTCTAAATCATGATTAAACCAATAAGCTACAAGAACTGGCTTTCCATTTGCTGATTCAATTAAATCTTCCAACGCATCTAACTTTTTATCATGTATTTCAAATACTCGCTTGTCCTCACCATACACCGCACCATTTGCCATTTGACAAAGTTTATTTGATAATGCCGCTGCATTTACTGCATCTATTTCATCACCTTTTAGTGATAGCACTAAATCCTTTTTTAAACTGTTATATGCCTTTTGCTCTTTTTCAGAAAGTGTTACAAGAACTTCATTTATAATGCACTCTGGCATTTTCAAATAATCCGTGCTTTTCATTGAAATGGTAATATCCGAAATAAGGCGATAAATTGCATCTTCTGCACCAACCTTTAGCTTATAGCTAAATACCATTTGCTGATTTCTTTTATCGGGGTCAAAGAAGTTATTTCGATAATGAGTTATAAATCTTCCAAGCCTTTTTCCCATATCAAGTAGCCTAAACTCTGCCCATAAATCCATAAGTCCGTTACTGCTTGGAGTTCCAGTAAGTCCTACAATACGTTTTACCTTAGGTCTTACTTTTAATAGGCTTTTAAATCTTTTAGCACTATAGGCCTTAAACGACGACAATTCATCAATTACAACCATTTCATAGTCAAAAGGTATACCACTTTTATTTATCAACCAGTCCACATTTTCACGGTTGATAAGATAAATATTCACTTTTTGCATAAGTGCTGTTTTTCTTTGTGCTTCACTGCCTATAGCTACTGAATAAGTAAGTCCTTTAAGGTGCTCCCATTTTTTGATTTCATTTGCCCACACATTTACTACTCTCAAAGGACAAATTACAAGTATCCTGTGTATATCAAAATAATCAAAAATCAAATCATTTATAGCTGTCAGTGATATAATCGTCTTCCCAAGTCCACAATCTAAAAATATGGCTGCCGTTGAATTCTCAATTATAAATTCAACGCTGTACTTCTGGTATTCATGAAGATTACTCCTGTTTAATAAAACGTCCATACTCATCTCTCGCTTTCTCCTCACTGTGTATTATCGAATGCTCATTGGGGCTTATAATCATCAAATTTTCTAGACTGTGGTTGCAATGATCTCCGTCTTTATGATGGACATGTTCTTTTGTCTTGAGTTTTCTGCCAATACCCATTCCAGCTAATATACGATATAGACTTTTTCCACAGACTCTCTGATTCTTTGCTCCTGACATCTCAAAATTCAAAAAATCTTGATAACATCCTCTATCACAGAAGTTGTGGCTGCCATACCTTGAAATAGCACTTTCTTTCCGTATAATTGTTTTATCACACCAATTACATACCGCAACACTTTTCTTTTCCTTGAAAGCTGCACTGCATTCTTTGCAGCAAAAGAAATGTAGATTTCTTTTGCTATGATGTCCAAAATATTCAAACTGCTTGCCACAATAATCACATCTCTTAGTCCGATACAGTCTGAAACGTTCAGCATTTCCTTTTCCCAGACAGGTTCTGCTGCAATAGTTATGTTCTTTAATACATGAACGTTTACGTTCAACTTCCTTCCCGCACCAATCACAAACAATTTTGTATTTCATTTAAAACTCCTCCAATCTGTGCTATATCATCTATGCAGTAAACTAAAAACCCTAACTGCTCCAGTTGCCTTTTTCGTTTTAACTGCAAAGGTCTTGGCTTTTTCCCAAGAGCCTTTACCTCCGCAAACGCAATCTTCTCATCTGGAAGTAAGATTAAACGGTCAGGCATCCCATCAAATCCAGGTGACGTGAACTTAGGACAGATGCCTCCGCGCTTTTTAACTTCTGTTACCAGTTTCTGTTCTATTTCCTTTTCTCGCATCCCAAATACTCCTTCCAACATTCCTCAATATGAGGAGTGGTCGGTGTGGTTATCCCCTAAACTTTATATATATATTTTTTTTAATAATTTATATATAAAGAGTTTTATATAATAACCTCTCCGACCACTCCTTTTAACCAACTACTCTGCAAAAAACTCTGATTTCAAGCATATTCCAAGTACAAATCTACAATGTTTGATGGTTTTACGCTTAAAACCTGCAATCTCAAGTCCCGCATAAAAATCAGTGGTACTTCTGGTATACTCACCATTCCTTGCACAATATGCACGATACTCTTGATAGAATTCTCCAGACTTTTGGCTATAAGAAGAATCAAGTTCACAGCAATCTTCAATAAAGATGGATAACCAATCATTATTACTACGATAGTGTTTTACTGCCTCTTTTACCACGGGTGGTTCTGTTAGTTTGAAATTATTTTTCACAGCTCTTTTTGCACCATCAATTATCCACGTTAGAATCGCACCTCCAGCTTTTTCTACCAAATAATCCGAATAGTTTTTTATATCTGATTTGCGTTCTATTTTTGCATTAAAAGGTATTACAACAAGCCTTCTCCATGTACCATCATCATTTGCCCCAACTCTTGGTAGATGATTTGTGTATAGTACTAGGGTATGCGTAGGAGTGTAATCAAATGGATCCTTATATTTCTTTTCTGCTGAAATTTCATCTGTAGAACAAAGTTGTTTTACCATAGAAGTATTAAGCCTCACTCCTTCTTCTAGTTCTGCAGCAATAACCAATCTTTTTCCCTTTAATTCTGCCATCTCAGGCTTGACATTTCGCTTACATCCCACTGTGAGGGCATCGGAAGATATTGTACCACTATAGGTTCCAAGCACTCTTGCTATGGTATTCCAAAAGGTAGATTTACCATTACTCCCTTCACCATAAGCAATCACAAGTGCCTCTTGATAAACCTTTCCAATAGCAGCAAGTCCAACTGTTTCTTGTACATAATCAATCAATTCTTTATCGTGACAAAAGAAGTTACCTATGGCATGAAGCCACAACTCAATATTTTCATTACTTGGAGATGAAGTTGTAATTTTTGTTATTAAATCATTTGCACTATGTTCTTTTACTTCTCCATTTTGCAAATCATACGTCCCACTTGGAGTGTTTAATAGAAACTCATTATTGTCAAAATCTGTTATGTTTTTAAGTAGCATTGGCTTTGCAGCTTGTAAGGCAGAAGTTACATATCTCATATCCCTACGTTTCATAACGAAAGTACGATACATCATAGCCATTGCGTAATCTTTAAAGGCTTTTTCACTTGTAGAATCAATTGCCTTTTCCAGTGCTTTTCCACCTGCTAAAACTAAATCTTTATTTACTCCTGCATCTAGTAAAGCTTTCTTTGATTTCTCTAAGGCTACATTTGCTTCTGTTAGTTGGAAATCAAGAAACTCTTCCATTGCTCCAATTGCCTGTTGCTTAGACTCCACCCAATACTTCCCATTAAATCGAAGGTAGTCTGTGGCATCTGTGTAGCAAAGTTTATCTCTATATTCATGGGCTAAAACCTTTGCCTGCCCTATATCAGAGAAATCTGAAGGCTTCAGGGCCTCTCCTGTAAAGTCATCATTAAAATCATTTGGAGCAACATACCCTTCTTGCGCTTCTACCTTCTTTGCAAATTTCACAGCACTATTCCATATAGTAGTAAGCTCCTCATCCTCCATAGGTGGGTCACACTTCTTTGCCTCTTCAAGAAAAATCTGATGTGCCTTTTCTGTAGCACTATAGCGTTTAACCACTCTTCCTGCAAAACGAGATAAGGTATTGTTTCTCTTTCCTTCTGGAATAGAAGAATAACCTGTTGTTTCAGCTTCATCTTTAAGTACAGGTAGTTCTTCCTCAATAGTTTCCCATCCATCATGCCACACAACCTCATCACAATCTGCACCAAATATAAAACGAGCTGCATCCAATGCATTATCATCAAAAAATGCAAAAACTTTTTGTATCCTTCTTTTTAGCTTCACATAATACATAGCATCTTTGCATGAATTAATAAGAAAATATACATGAAACCTTGGTCTTGCAGTTTTATCATCCTTTTGTTTCATATGATTACGACTTGGTGCAATGGCATAAGAAACATCTGGTAGAAGTTCATCTATCTTTTCTGGGATAATCCAATCATCGGGATTATTCGAATGGTCGTTGTCGCAATCCATGACAGCTACCACAGACTCCATAAAATTATCTGCACTACGATAGTTGTTCTTGTATTCGCCGCAAACATGATCTATTTTAACTACTGCTTTTAATTCTTCTGCAGTAGTTACCTCAGCACGATTAGGGTAGCTGCAGTTCTTAGCATTGCCTGTGCAATTTGCTGTATAAAATACTAACTTCATCTGCTCTCCTCCTTTACAATTATCCTATCTTTCTAAGAGTTTTGAAGGCAGCATACTTCTCTACCTTCTCCTCATTAATAACATTTCTAAGCCTCATAAACTGTTAGTCACAGCAACCTTCTATTTACAACCACAGTTAGCTTTAATTTTTTTTACTACATTCACTGCAATAAACAGATATGCTATATAAATCTCCCTCACCATCTGGAAATACTTCTGAAAGGTCAACATTTACTTCACATCCACAACTTGGACAAATGCAAAATACATTTTCATCATTTATTTCCACGGATACTTCCATAGCATCATTTATTTTTTCTTTAACATAAAACATTAAGATTTCCCCCTTTTATATAGACTTATTGTTTAATTTTGTCATGTACCATTCAAGGTGACGCTTGCTCATCAACAAGCAAATCATATGACAATCCAAAATTGGATTGTCATATTTCTTCAACATTCCCTTTCAATCTGTGGTAATGTACCATCAGCTTTCATCAACTCATAAATAAAGAGTCTTCCCTTCTGAGTCCAATAGGTATGAACTCTTGTATGTTGACTTCCATCAGTTCCACAATAACTATGTGTCTTAGTACTTGTATATCCATTTTCTGCGTACTTCTGATACAAAAGCCAAATATCACCTTGCTTAAATTGAATTCCTTTATCATGAAGATAACGATTCATCCATATAGCAGATTTCCCATAATCTTTAGCTATTGCTGATGTAGAAATAAGGTCTTTACAATTAAGTACTACATCGTAATACGATACCTTCGGTTTCATTTCAACAATTTGTTGGTTCTGTACTGCTACTGTACCTATTAGTGCTTCATTCTGGCTATTCACAATGTTAAGCTGCTGATTTGCAAACTGTAATGCCCTTGCCATAATTGCCTCTGGAGAATTCCAAGATTTTTCAACTTCAATAAAATATTGCCTGCATTGTTTCCCCTTTGGAGTACGCTGAATCATACATACCTCTTTTGCCATATCTACAGTTAATTGATGGTCATGTTGAACTTGAGGCATTAAAGTACCATCTGCACGAAGGACATTTTTGTCCACCGTCATATAATCTACATCTTCAATAAACCCATAGCCACACATCCTTGGAAACCATTTGTGATAAGGTGTTTCCACTTCTAATACTCTGTGTAAATCCCGCCCAAGTATAGTTGGATGGCCACTTCCATAATTGATTTTTACTAATTCTTTCATAACATCCACTCCTTAAAAAATTTATAAAGAATACCCTATAACTCTCTAAGGACATAACTTTTACTTTTGGACGGATATTTTTAAGACTTTTTTATTAATAAAAATTGCTTCCTTAATAAAAGAAAAAAAAGTCCTCCTATCTTCTCTACAGAAAACTTTTTTTAAAAATATCCGTCCAGTTTAATAACTTTTGTCCTAAGGAAGATGTAAGGGCAACTGTCAGAAAAAAATCAAAAATCTTCTAAAAGAAAATCCGTCCAAACCACAGACTTTTGTCCTTAGAGAAATAGAGAGGTTATTAACTCTCAGAAAGGTGGTGATACTTATGCAAGCTGAAACAACTACTAACACTAAATGCAAGCAAGATAATAGCTTAGATGAAGAACTTTCAGATGTTCTAATTGCAATAAGTGTTATATCAAAAAGGCTGGCAAGGAAATTAAACCAGCAACTAGATCAAAAAAAATCAAATATGGAAGGAGAAAATACGCATGGCTAAGATGAGCAAATTATCCGCAGAACTCGATGAACTTAAGAAATGTGGAGAAATCCTAATTGGAATCTCAGATACTTTGAGAGAATTGTTTTCTACGGCAGAGCAAGAAAAACCTACCAAAGAATCTAAGAAGAAAGAATCTGTGGCAGAAGAAACTCCAAAGCCTGAAAGGAAAGCCCTCTCACTTACTGATGTACGTGCTGTCCTAGCAGACAAATCCCGTAACGGATACACATCAGATGTCAAAGCACTTCTTTTAAAATACGGTGCAGAGAAACTGTCAGATATCAATTCATCAGATTATGAGGCTCTACTTGCAGAGGCAGAGGTGCTTGGAAATGCCTAAACATGCATTACTCTCAGCTTCATCCAGCCACAGGTGGATAAACTGCCCACCCTCGGCAAGATTATGTGCTGAACATGATAACAAATCTAGTTCCTATGCCCAGCAAGGTACTGATGCACACAGCTTATGTCAGTATAAGTTAGAAAAGGCTCTTGGTATTAGTACACAAGACCCAACAAAAAATCTAGAATACTACGATATGGAAATGGAGAACTGTGCAGATGAATATGCCTCATTTATCTTGGAACAAATAGAGGAAGTAAAGCATCATTGTTCCGACCCTTTGGTCTTAATTGAACAACGCCTTGATTTTTCTAAATATGTAGAGGAAGGATTTGGCACTGGTGACTGTGTCATTGTTGCAGATGGTATTCTTCAAGCAATTGATTACAAGCATGGTCTTGGAATTTTAGTATCAGCAGAAAAGAATTCACAAATGATGTGCTACGCACTCGGAGCTTTAGAACTCTTCGATGGTATCTACGATGTGGCTATTGTAAAGATGACAGTCTTTCAGCCACGTAAAGGCAATATAAGCACCTACACTTTATCAAGGGAAGAACTACTGAAATGGGGAAATGAAGTTCTCTCCCCTATAGCTAAACTTGCTTATGTAGGTGAAGGAGAATTTAAAGCTGGTGGCCACTGCCAATTCTGCAAGATAAAGTCTACCTGCCGCAAACGTGCTGAGTACAACCTTGAACTTGCAAAATATGATTTTGAGATGCCAGATACCCTTGATAGCACGGAAATCGAAGTTATTCTTTCAAAAGCAGATAACCTTGTAGCTTGGGTCAACGACATCAAGGAATATGCATTACGTGAAGCACTCAGTGGGACAAAGTACGATGGATTTAAAATTGTCGAAGGTCGCTCCACAAGAAAGTATACCGATGAGCAGGCAGTTGCAGAGGCTGTTAACTTAGCAGGCTGTAACCCATACGAGCAGAAGCTCCTAGGAGTTACAGCTATGACTTCTACTCTTGGTAAAAAGAAATTTGAAGAAATTCTAGGCAATCTCATTTACAAGGCACCAGGTAAACCAACACTCGTGCGTGAAGGTGACAAACGCCCCGCAATGAATACGGCACAAAATGATTTTATTGAAGAATAAGGAGGACAATATTATGTCAAAATTAGCAAATCCAACTAAAGTTATTACAGGTCCACAAACAAGATGGAGCTACTGCAATGCATGGGATCCAAAATCAATTCAAGGTGGGGCACCTAAGTATAGCGTAAGCCTCATCATTCCTAAGTCTGATGTTAAGACTGTTGCAAAACTTAAGGCAGCTATTGAAGCCGCTTATCAAGAAGGTCAATCAAAGCTAAAAGGAAATGGTAAAACAGTTCCACCTCTTTCAACCCTAAAGACACCTCTTCGTGATGGCGATGCTGAAAGACCAGACGACCCTACTTATGCTAACGCCTATTTTATTAATGCTAATAGTGCTACAGCACCGGGTATAGTTGATGCAGACCGTAATCCTATCCTTGAGCGCTCAGAAGTTTATTCTGGAGTTTATGGTAGAGCATCCATCAACCTATATGTTTTCAACTCTAACGGAAATCGTGGGATCGCTTGTGGGTTAAACAACCTACAAAAGATTGCAGATGGTGAGCCTTTAGGTGGTAAATCTCGTGCTGAGGATGATTTCACAACAGATTCAGATGATGATTTCCTTTCCTAGGATAAAACCTTTAATATCTAACAGGGCGGTGGCTATGCTGCCGCCTTTTATTATGTTGAGGATAATGAATTGGAGGTAGAAATGAAAACACTCAGTATAGATTTAGAAACTTTTAGCAATATAGATTTAAAGAAAAGTGGAGTTTATCGTTATTGCGAAAGCAAGGATTTTACCATTTTACTTTTCGGATATAGCATTGATGGTGATGATGTTAAAGTAATTGACCTTGCTTGTGGAGAGAAAATCCCACAAGCAATAATAGAGGCATTAACTGATGATAATGTTACCAAATGGGGATTCAATGTGGCTTTTGAGCGTATATGCCTGTCAGCATGGCTTAGAAAAAATTATCCTGAATATTTCAAGAGCTACAATACTATCGGTGACACTGTGAGTAACTACCTAGACCCCGCCTCTTGGAAGTGCTCTATGGTATGGTCAGCTTATAATGGACTGCCATTGTCCCTTGAAGGTGTTGGTGCTGTGCTTGGCTTACAGGAACAGAAAATGAAGAATGGCAGAGATCTTATCCGCTACTTCTGTGTTCCATGTAAACCTACAAAAACAAATGGAGGTCGCACTCGTAATCTTCCTATGCATGATACATTAAAATGGGCAACCTTTGTCTCCTACAACCGCAGAGATGTTGAAGTTGAAATGTCCATTCAGAAAAAGCTGGCTAAGTTTCCTGTGCCAGAATTTGTATGGTACGAATATCACATAGACCAAAAAATCAATGATCGTGGAATCGCTATTGATATGGGAGTTGTTGAACAGGCACTTATAATGGACGAGCGTTCTAAGGCAGAACTATCAGAGGAAATGAAGAAACTTACAAATCTTGATAACCCAAATTCTGTGGTGCAGATGAAACGATGGTTATCTGACAATGGAGTTGAGACTGATACTCTTGGTAAAAAAGCTGTAACAGCAATGCTAAAGGATGCTCCACAGCAACTTACCGAGGTTCTTACTCTACGTCAGCAGCTTGCAAAAAGCAGTGTTAAAAAATATCAAGTAATGCAAAATGCTGTATGTACTGACAGCCGTGCTAGAGGAATGTTTTTCTTCTATGGAGCAAATCGTAGTGGCCGCTGGGCAGGTCGTTTAATTCAATTGCAAAATCTACCTCAGAACCATATGCCAGATTTGGAGCAAGCTCGTAACCTTGTAAAAAGCAGTAACTATGCTGCATTAGAAATGCTTTATGATTCTGTGCCCGAAGTATTATCAGAGCTTATCCGCACCGCTTTTATTCCAAGGACTGGATATAAATTTGCAGTGCTAGACTATAGTTCAATAGAAGCGAGGGTACTCTCACATCTAGCACAAGAGACATGGAGGAATAACGTTTTTGCTAATAATGGAGATATTTATTGTGCAAGCGCCTCTGCTATGTTTGGTGTTCCAGTTGAAAAACATGGTAGAAACAGCCATCTACGTCAAAAAGGTAAGCAGGCAGAACTGGCTTGTGGTTACGGTGGATCAGTTGGAGCCTTAAAAGCAATGGGTGCCTTGGATATGGGTCTTAATGAAGAAGATTTACAGCCCCTAGTTAATGCATGGAGAACTTCAAATCATAACATCGTACGTTTTTGGTGGGATGTTGATAATGCAGTGAAAATTGCCATCAAGCAAAAAATCACCACTGAAACCCACGGTATCTATTTTATTTACCAAAGTGGTATGATCTTTATAAAACTCCCATCTGGTAGAAAGTTAGCTTATGTTAAACCTAAAATTGGAACCAACCAGTTTGGTGGAGAATCCGTAACTTACGAAGGTATAGGAGCAACAAAGAAATGGGAACGCATAGAATCATATGGCCCAAAATTTGTGGAAAATATTGTGCAAGCAATCTCAAGAGATATTCTAAGCTTTGCTATGGGTACACTTAAAAACTATTTCATATGTGGCCATGTGCATGATGAATTAATTATTGAATGTTCTATGGATGAATCTTTGAATGCCATCTGTAAAAAGATGGGAAGAACCCCCCCATGGATAAAAGGACTGCAGTTAAATGCTGATGGCTATGAGACGATGTTTTACTGTAAAAAAGATTAGGAAAAATGCTGTAACACATTATTTCTTGTTACAGCATTTCCTATTATATTATTTCATCTATTCGTTTTTTCAATTTTGTCAGCACTCTTCGCTTCTTATCATTAAGAGTACTCTTAGGTAATTTGCAATCTGCTGCCATCTCCCTATCTGAAAAACCTTCTTTAATTAACTCACATATTCTTCTACTATCTGGATCTAGCTCTTCAAGAACCTTTGTTAATTCCTCTATGACCATCATATCTATAACTATATCAGCTGTGTCCTTTTCAGTATGTGCTACCTCAATACCTTCACTCTGTAATTCATCAAGTGAAATAACAGAACCCTCATGTAGCCTTTTACATTTACTGCAATCTTCAGTACATCTCTTTAGCTTACCCTTGCCATTACTAACAGTGCATCGTCTGCTACGTTCTTCTCTTTTGGCTTCAGCCCATAATGGCCTCATATACTCGTCATACTGTACCTTTGAAGCAACTGGTACCATAATTGCCTTAACATTTTTGTTTCCAATTTTAGTATAAACCACTTTTTGAGGGTCAATACCAAAATCACGAATTGTCTCGTTAGTAACCTCCATTGGGATTAAATATTCTTTGCTCTGATTTTCATTGATTTTCATTTTTTGTCCTCGCTTTCCGCTATGGTTTTGCAACCTGGCGAGGACATCTGCATCAGAAAACCAAACAGACACAACCTAAAAAGGCGCGACTAATAAGGCGGGATCCATAATCGAACATACTACTGCCTTTAAACAATAGAGTTCGATATGCATATCCTCGCCAAATGTCGCGCGCCATAGGCTTAAATAATATATTTTTAAGATTTTACTTACTTTGAGTGCAACAGCCTTTAAAGTTTACTTACTATAAATTACATGAAGTAACCTGCTCTTATTAAGAAAACTACATTTTTGCGATATAATTTTCGTTTTTGCAGAGATAAATTTCGCAAAATGTAGAATTTCCCATTATTGTCTGATATAATGAATTTATTGAAAAAATTAAGTATATTATGACAATACTCTATTGGCTACTGTCTACTTTAATTGTATAAAATGGCTTTGGTATGAGATGGTATCAGTAGATATGTTTGGATATGAGGTGATGTATATTGAGATTTAGCGAATTTGCACAAATGTTATTCCCTATAATTGGAGCTGGAAACAGCACTAGTTCATTTACAAGGACTTTATTTGATACTATTGTTGATGATAATGGTAAAGTTACTATAGAGTCATTAAAAGACCCAACATTCAAGGCATACTATAATGGCAATAATAACATTCCAAAGATTGCTCGTAGCATTACAGCTTATATAGAACCTATGGAATTTGAGCAGTATATCAATGACTTCCCCGATTCTACAATACAACTGCTTTGTGATTCTTTTACACCGTATCTTCCAGAAATAAACTTACATAATGCTTCAATAAAAATAGCTGAGTTATTTACTACTATTATTAAGGAAGCAGCATGTACAAATAGAAAAATCACTCCGAAGAGTGATTGTAAAAAAAATAGTGCTTCTGAAGAATCTGCTGCTGACTCTTGTGCTAATGTGGAAGATAACTTTTATAATAATTTAGAAAGTGATAAACCAGATTATATAGATGCGAAAGTCGAGGATGACGATGAGCCATCAGGTTCCGCTGAAGAAAAAACACCAGAATCTTCAAGAGTTCAAATTATAAATAATCCAACTATTGTCAATCAATATGGAGAGAAGAACGTTCATATTGAATATGTGGACAAACTTAGTATTTAACGGAGGTGGCATACATTGATTAACGAACTTACCAATAAATGTATTTCAAATATGCCAACTGTAGGTACTACAGTAAATCAAAATGGAGCTAAAAATATACATATTGATAAAGTTGCCGCAATGCAAGTCCATAATACAATGGTATTTCCTATATACCAACAACAACGACCAACTAACGTTGCTATAGGCCAATATGGTACTAGCCAAGAGTATTACAATCTTTTTGTTATCGGTGGTGAAACTTTTGTAGATTGGCAAGCTGGTCATTTTATTGTTCCTAAAGACCGTGCTTTAACAGAAAATATGTCTAAAGATATAAAAGATGATGTTTTTTCACTTTCCCCAGAAGCAATAGAATTAATAAAAACATTCCCAGCTATTTTTGCATCAGAAAATACGGTATATGGTACATCTGACGATACTCAAGTAGCGTATTATGGCTTTGTAACAGGATTATCTGTACAGGACAATGGCATAAAAATCTATTACCAACCAATTAATTGTTTATCTCAAAAGAGATTGAATGAAATAATATTTAACCTAGGTATTAAAGGAAACAATAAATATAACGAGTTCAGCCGTACGCATTGGACAATTAAAAGAATTAATTTAGTAGAAGAACTAAGGTCTGCTGGAATGCCTGTAATGGCATATTAAATACCTGGAGGTGTCTAATGAACGAAAAACAAATATCAGCAATCAAAAATTTAACAATATCGGATGCCACATATAATAATTGTTCCCTTAAACCAACATATATCAATTTTTTCTTTGGAAACAACGGAGTTGGAAAAACAACTATAGCGAGAGCCATAAACAAGCTACGAAAACCTACTAATGAATCACCAAATGTAATTGCTGACACTAGCAGTGTTGAATTTGAACTTGGTAAAACACCTAACGATTATAATATTTTGGTATATAATCAAGACTTTATAGATGCAAACATTCAACTTTATGGTGGACTCCCAGGAGTCTTCACCATGAATGAGCAAAATATAGATAAGCAAAATCAAGTAGCGGAGCATAAGAAAGAAAAAAGTATCCTAGATGGTACTATTGGAAAGCTCAAGACCAGCATAGAATCTAAAAAATCGGAATTGAGTATGCTATACTCTTCTTTTCAAAATGATTGTTGGGATAAAACAAAGTCCATTCGTGAGGCTTTCCCACTAACCCAAACCGGATATAAACGAAAATTACAATTTACTGAAAAAGTGGCGGTGATAAAAAATCCAACTCAATATAGTATTGATGAATTAAAATCATTATATGAAACAGCCTTTGACCCAAAGGCGTGTACATATTCTTTGTTTTCTTCAATAAATAACACTAAAATACTTGATACCGTTGAAGGGATAGAACTATTACAAAAATCTATAGCTAGTAGCAGTGAAACTCCATTTGCCCAATTTATAAAAGTAATTAATGCTACAGATTGGATTCGTCAAGGTCATGAGCACTATAAAGAAAATACAGAAGGGAAATGTCCTTATTGTCAGCAAATACTACCAGATGATTTTGAAACTCAAATTGCTTCCTGTTTTGATAAACAATATCAAGCAGATATAGCTGCTTTAAATACTTTATTAACAGGATATAAGAATGTTGCCAATACACTTTTTATTCCTTTGCAAGTTAAACCACAAGATGTATTTCCTAAATTAGATTTAACAGAGTACACAGATAAGCTTGCAATTTTCAAATCCACAATTGCATCAAATATACAAAAAATCACTACTAAAACTTCTGAACCAAGTAGCATAGTTGAATTAGAGGATACTGCTCCACTCTTAGAAGAACTAAATAGCATTATAAATGTTTTCAATAAGAGAATTGGCGAAAATAATAATGTAGTTAAATCCAAACAACAAAATAAAACTACTTGCATCAAATATGTATGGGAGTTATTAGCTTACAACTTGCAATCGGATATCACAAGTTATCAAAAGGGTAAAAAGGATATTTCTGATGCTATACAAAAGCTTACAGAAGATATTACAGCACAATCTGAGCAAGCAAAGAAACTTAATGAGGCTATTGCTGTACTTAGTAGTCAAATTATAAACACCTCTGATGCTGTAAACAGTATGAATCAACTTTTGAGGGATTCTGGTTTTCAAGGATTTAGTATTCAAGAACATCTAACATTACAAAACGTTTATTCAGTTGTTCGTCAAGACGGAAAACCGGCAGTAAAACTCAGTGAAGGCGAAAAAAATTTTATTGCTTTCCTATATTTCTATCATCTTGCACACGGTAATGGAAATATTGGAGATGCACAGATAATGACAGATACTAATGGCAATCAAGTTGTTCTTACAGATGGAACTGACAATAGAGATAAAATTGTTGTAATTGATGACCCAGTATCTAGTATGGACAGTAGTGCACTTTTCATTGTAAGTTCACTTGTTCGTGAAATGATATCAATATGTCATAACAATGTGGATTATAAGGATACCCCTTATAAGGGTGATTACATAAAGCAGATATTTATCTTAACCCACAATGCATATTTCCATCGTGAAATAACAGTGAACCAGGTAAGGCATTATCGTTACGTGTCGTTTTTTCATATAATAAAAAATGATAACGTATCTGCTATCATTCCATGCGTAAGAGATAATCGTGGTACTGAGGAAAACTACAATCCGGTTCAAAATTCATATGCAGCACTGTGGTCTGAATATAAAGAAGTAAATTCAGCTATTCCACTGCTCAATGTTATTCGCAGAATATTGGAATACTACTTTATTCAGCTTTGTGGATACGATGGAACGAACCTTCAGGACAAGCTTCTAAAAGAAAATAAAGACAAGTTCATCTTAAAGAAAGCTGATGGTACAGAAGATACTACTCAACTTCAAATTGTTGCATCAATGCTCTCTTATATTAGTAGCAGTTCTCATGGAATAAGTGATGGTCTATACTTCGTTGATGGTGGTATGAATGTGAGCCAATGTCGAACAGCCTTTGAAATGATTTTCAAATATATGGAACAAAGCCAACACTACGATATGATGATGGAAACAAATTATTGATTTAATGAGGAGAACAAAAATGCGCATAAGTTACAATAAACTTTGGAAAATGCTAATCGACAAAAATATGAACAAGCAAGACTTAAAAGAGGCTGCCGGAATCAGTGCTGCCTCTATTGCCAAGCTTGGTAAGGGCGGCAATATCACAACCGATGTTCTTCTTAAAATATGCGAAACGCTAGGTTGCAAATTAGAAGACATCATGGAAACTATAGAAGATTAACTTGAGTAATGAATTCTTAATTATAAAACATAAAGGAGATACTAATATGCTATTCGATAATTCTGATATTTCACTTCATGATTTGGAGACTTTAGAACACAAATATTTAATGAAATACTGGCATTTCCTAAAATTCGTAGAAGATGAAATAGTACGTGGAATGCTGTCTATGGAAGATATAAGAAATGATTGGCAAGGACTATACGGAAATGAAGACGGAGGAATTTCTCAATTTGATGTAGGTAGTGAGAGAATTGTTTATGCTTTACTTAACGGAAAAATTGCTGGTCAACCTAATTCTTGTCCTGTTAGTTCAGACCTGTTTTTCGAGGTTGAAGATGCTTACATACATATCGATTTAAAAAGCGTTACAACAAGTGAAGGTACAACCAGACAGGACAATACAGGTGATTTTAACACCTGCATCTTTGTAGGTGAAAATCAAAACTCTTATGCTGGAACTATTATAAAGAATGCTGGTAGACCTACGGAATATCACGAGGAGTATTCACCTAATCTTCCAACATTCTATAGTAAATCAAATGGGGAAAAGAAGATAACACTAACATATTTTGTTTGCCTATTAAACAGCTCAGTCACACAAAGATGCGAATTGATTTCTATCATGAGTTTGCCAAATGGCAAACTTGAAGAACATTACGGTTCTAGACCATTAAAAGCTGGAAAAAATCCAGGTAAGGCTAGGTACAATTTTAGCGAAGTACCAACTTTTGAACTATTAGATGGGGATAAGAAGAGGGTTAGAATAATCCATAAAAACCCCAATATGTCTGATTATGTTCGAAATAAGCTTAGATTCTATCTAGACAATTTCGACCCTCAAGTCGATGAATAA